CTTTGCGTACACTCGTGCTGACAGGGCAGCAGATCAAGACAGATAAAACGTTCACTTTATCTGCTACGGATGAACGTGATAAGACAGTAACAAAGACCACAACAATCCGTTTCTACAATGGCGTATACTGGGGAATTGGGAATGCAGGACAGGAAGTTGACAGTGCATTTATTTTGTCCTTATCAAAGGGACTTCAGGCATCAAAGGGAAAAACCTTTACCGTGAATGCCGGAGAAAATGAACATATTTTCTATGCAGTCCCGTCCAGATACGGGACCTGCATGTTTAATGTGGGTGGATTTGACGGAGGTTTTTCAAAAGTGACCACATTTGATTTTGTCAATGCATCAGGATTTAAGGAATCCTACGATGTGTATAAGTCAACCAACGACAATCTGGGAAGTACAACCGTGACGGTAAAGTAAGGGAGGACGGAAAATGATCGAATTAATTGACAAAATCAAGCAGAAAAATAATGGTAAATTTAAGCTTGTGGATGCGGAAGATGTTGATTATGACGGCGATGGCAAGAAGAGCGTGAGAGAACGCATTGAAGAAATCGCACAGCAGAGCGGAAACGTGGGAGTGATGACCGACGAGGACATCGACAATATTATCAAAGGATAAGATCAGGAGGAAAAAATTATGGCAAAGTTTTTGGACAGTAACGGATTATCCCATCTTTGGGAGAAGATCAAAACGTGGTCAACAGAGAAGTTTGTGGGGAAAGAACCGGGGAAAGGACTTTCTACAAATGACTATACGACAGCTGAAAAAGAGAAACTGGCAGGGCTGGAGAAAATCACGGTGGATGAAGCACTTTCAGGTTCTTCGGCAAATCCGGTACAGAACAAGGCCGTCCATGCGGCAATGGGAAAGAAACTGGACGCAAGCCTGAAAGGGGCAGCAAACGGTGTGGCAAGTCTGGATGAGACAGGGAAGGTCCCGGCTGCACAGCTGCCGTCATATGTGGATGATGTCGTAGAAGGTTATGCTTCGGGCGGGAAATTTTACGAAGATTCTGGCCATAGTCAGGAGATTGCTTGCGAATCCGGAAAGATTTATGTGGATAAAGAAAACGGGAAAACATACCGCTGGTCCGGGGCAGCGCTGGTAGAAATCTCCGCATCACTGGCGCTCGGAGAGACGGCTTCCACCGCGTATCCTGGCGACAAGGGTAAAAAGGCATATGACCACAGTCAGGCGGCACATGCTCCTGCAAATGCACAGGTAAATGTGATTGAAAAGGTGCAGCTTGACGGGCGGGATGTGTCACCGGTGGGGAAAACGGTAAACCTTGATATGTCTGCTTACAAGACAGAGGCGATCACAACGGAGGAAATCGACCAGATACTTGCCTCCTGAGGAGGAAAAGCATGAAATATTTAAGCTATGACGGGCTGAAATACGTCTACGGCAAAATTTTAGCCCGCATTAACACAAGGGTGGAAAAAGAGGAAGGAAAGGGGCTTTCTTCAAACGACTACACGGATGCCGAGAAAAAGGAATTGGCAGAGGCGGGAAAATTAAAGCACAGCCATGCAAACAAAGGCGTACTGGATTCTGTCACGCAGAAAATGCTGGAAAAACTGGAAGGAATTGCGGAAGGGGCGAACAAATATGTTCACCCCTCTACATCCGGAAATAAACATATCCCGTCGGGAGGAAAAAGCGGTCAGATACTTGGTTGGGAAGCTGACGGACAGGCTCAATGGAAAAATCCGGAAACAAGCTCTTATACCCATCCGGAAAGCGGTGCAGCTCCGGGTACATATCGAAGCGTCACAGTTGACG